AACGTCCGTCCAGGAGTCATTAGATCACCCTGACCGTTACACCAAAGTTAATGTGGTCGGTACAGCAAACGTCCTTGAAGCCTGTAGAATTGCAGGCGTAAAAAAGCTTATATTTAGTTCAACCAGTGCAATCTATGGAAATACTGCAACATTTCCTACCGCTGAGACCCAACCACCTAATCCAATCTCAGCCTATGCTCTATCTAAACTGGTTGGCGAAACTTACGCAAAGTACTATTCAGAAACGACTGGCATTGCCATTACCTGCTTAAGATATTTCAATGTGTTTGGGGAAAGAACCAATCCTAAGAGTTCATATCGCTCGGTGATTCCAATCTTTTTAGAACAGTTTAAAAATGAAAAACCTTTAACAATCACAAATGATGGACTTCAGCAAAGAGATTTCATTTACGTTAAAGATGTTGCTCAAGCTAATTTGGCAGCAATGAGTCACTCCAAAAGATTTGACATTATTAATATAGGATCAGGTAAAACCTGGTCAGTTAATCAAATCGCTGACATGATTTCCAATAGTAGACAGAATATAGGATATAGGTTGGAGCCAAAGATTAGTTTGGCTGACGTAAGTCAGGCTAAGACAGTTTTAGGCTGGACATATACTACGGATTTAGCAGCATGGATTAAAGGTCAAATAGCGTAGCGAATGCAGACGTTCCATTAATCTTAATGTCAAGACCAAGTCCCACTTTATAGGGATCTGCTATATCGTCGAGTGTGAATACTCGAGCGTCAATGCTATAAGGTTTTGACAATAGAACGAATTCAGCAATTTGAGCATTCGCATCTGACTCTAGTTCAGTTAAGTCAGAAAATTCAAACTCAAAGAGATACTTTTCAGCGTTGAATCCAATATCTTCACCAAGCACTTCACCGGATCTAGTCAGCAACACCATTCTGACCTGCTGAATAGCGTTCTCTAGGGAATCATTGGATTCAAATGTGTCAGCTGTGTAGTTAGGATCTCCTGGAGATCTAAAATAAAAGTCTTTTCCTATTGGTTGAGTAGTTAGCATATATTAATTACCATCTAGCGAAGAACAAAAAGTCCGCTGTATTTTCACCTTTCATCATTTCAAGTACCTGATTAAGCTCATTTTCAGCCTTAGTCACAAGATTCGTGTAGTTAGGCTTGATTCCACCGGGCAAATTATAGTCAAATGTCGTCAATAAATCTCCAAGTCTTAACTTTGCCTTAGCTCTCACATATCTTTGAAATAGCTCATCATTGTAAAGATCATCAGATGGAACCTTTTTTGCAATCTGTAACACTACCGCATTAGATGCTGGAGTTCTACCTAAAATCATTAGTTTTCTTGAGTTCTTGTTGTAGTCATATGCTAGTGTATCAATCGTGAATCCTTTAACCAGATCCAGGAATGAAAATATTACGGTTCTGTACATAATTGATTCACCAATGAACGGCGATAAGAATACTTCTGAGCCAATGAACTTATTGTCCGCGAAATCCGCATCCATTGTTCCAAACATTGAGCTTGTGCCCTTTGCTTCTTTTACTTCATGCACGAATGCAACGCAATCCGGTAACTGAATCGTTCTCTCCTTCTTAAACTGAGGGTGTTTAAACACTGCGCTTGGAATCATCAGGTACCTGGCCTCAACCGCATGTCTCCAATTATCGTGGAAATATCTTTCAGCATTAGTGATGATACGCTGTATCTCCCTTTCAGGAATAGAATACGGCAAGGCTTTCGCAAATGTTAATTCCTCTTGTATGTCGAGTACTAGTTCGTCTAAAGTCATTTGACCTGTGTATTTTTAGATAGGTTTACTAGCCTTGTTCTTTTGCTCTATTTGAGTTTGCACCTGTTTGATTCGGTTCAAGATCGAAAGACGTTTGTCGTCAGTATCAGCCGTTGCTAGCTCTTTTCTAAGTTCGCGAGTTGCATTGATTGCATCAATCTCAGCTTGTGTGTCAGTTGCCGCTTCCTGGATTGGAGTGCTCTTAGTCTTGGTGTAATCTGGCTCAGTTGACTTTATTCCAGTAGATAGGCTCGCGCGTTTTACCTGATCAATTGATTTCTCCTTTTTTACTGGAGCTTTTGCTTTAGTATTAAGGGCAGTTTTAGGATCTCCTAGTTTAGGACCCTTTACGAATGAATCGAAGTTTAAAAGTTTATTACTCATAGTATTGTCAATTTTTATTATTTATCACTGCTTGGACCAGGTTCAAATATTCCATCCACGAATTCGTTAAAGGTTAGTACCTTAGAGGTCTTTGGGTTCGCTCCAATCCCAGGAGTATTATTCATTTTCATGTCCCTTCTTGAAATCGGCTGGGTCGCTAACCAGTGATTCGGAATTCCACCCATGTGAATATTAATCGGAGACGGTTGAATATTCGGATCATTACTTTGGGTGAAAGCCGCTGCCGGTACAGTACCTGTGCTGCTTGCCATATTTGTAGCATGTTCTTTCATAGGATTATTTATTCGGGTCTAGCCAAAATAAAAAAGCCCGATTTCTCGGGCTCATTCAATTAATTAGGTCAATATTAGTATTCTAGACTCCAATTACTGTCTCCGCAATTAGAGCATCTCATTCTTGGATTCTCTTCGATTTCTTCGTGTTCTGCACGTTCTCCGCAAGTATCACAAGAGTATGCAGTAGATTCATTAACATTTAGGTTTGCAGAAGATTCCATCATGCGCTCTGTCAGGTAGGAACCACATTCGTTTAGATAGCTTTCGTATGTATGATTAGGATCAGCATCTTCATCACACATTTGAGCTTCTTTGATTAACAGGTCTTCGCATAGTGTCTTAATCGCTTGTTTTGCCTCTTCTGACATTGCTGACCTGTAACCTTCTTCCATTGGGGACCAGCACTCATTTACAAAACTTTCGAAAGTTTTTGCAGCCTTTCCCATTTCCTTATCCTGAAAAGCTTTTTTCATGGATTCTTTTTTATCTCCATCTTTATCAACATCCAAGAAGTCAGGCTTACCGTTCCGATTCTTGCCTAGCTGCTTTTGGCCTTTATTCAATTTCTCAGACATTTGACCAGCTTCAGGTTTTATAAGCTCAAGCTCTTTAACTTTATCTACGAATCTAACTAGTCGGCGTTGAACATTATCTGGGAATTTTCCAGTAACCATATCGACTTGACCGGTTGAATATATAACTACTCCATCTATTTTCGTATCTCCTCGGTAAAAAATTATAGTAATCACTTGAACATACTCATTGTTAGGGCTGATTCCTCCTTTTTTAATTTCAACTCTAACATCGTCACCTAGCATTTTTGCAATGGATTGAGCGTCTCTGTGGATTTCTGGATTAACGTGCGAACTAAATAACTTAGCCTGAGCAGTTGCTTTATTATGTCTATAAACTTCTCTGTTTGGATCAAGGCTCATTTGTACATCCTGAGCTTTCATGAAAGCTCTGTGTTTAAGTGCACCAGAAATCTCGTCGACATGATTGTCGTTATCTGAGTCAGATACTACTTCAACCTCAACTGGTATTGAGTACTCGTGATCATTGTGAGTTGCCGTAAGCATGCCATCCCCGTCATAGTCAAATCTTAATTCAACTTCTTGGCCGTCACTTGTTTTTATTATGATCATGGCATGATCATCGCCGTGGTCGCTTAATGATAATATGGTCGGGCGCATTGATTTGCCATCGTGTGATTCTGGAATTGGCTCTCCCATCATGAATTTAGGTATTCTATTCTTACCGAACTTTCCCATTTAATTATGGATATTTTTGGTTATTTATATGGATATATTAACAGAAAAGAAGCCCTTATGATAAAGGGCTTCTCTGGTGCATTGATTTGCAAATTTAATTGCCTAGTCATTACTTAATTGATAGTTTTTCGTCTTTTGATTTACGAGTGATTACTAAATGATCGCCGTCCTTGATTTTACCATCAATATAGGCTTCAGCTATTAGGTCCTCAACATGAGTTTGAATTGCTCGTTTTAGAGGTCGAGCTCCAAATTTTTCATCGTAGCCTTTTTCAATCAAGAACTCTTTTGCCGGTTTAGTTAATTCAACCGAGTACCCGTTTTCTCTTACTCTTTCGTAAAGATCAACTAATTCAGTCTCAACGATTTTAGCAATATCTTCCTTTTTAAGAGATTCGAATATAATAATATCGTCCAAACGATTTATGAATTCTGGCGCGAACTGTTTGCTAACTGCTTTTCTTAAAACGCCGGAGGCAATTTCTTTTTGCTTTTCATAGTTACTGCCATTTGAGAATCCAATTCCATTTCCAAACTCCTGTAATTCTTTGACTCCTAAATTAGAGGTCATAATAATCACAGTATTCTTAAAATCGATCTTACGACCAAGTCCATCAGTCATGTGACCTTCATCTAATACCTGTAATAGAGTGTGGAAAATATCAGGATGAGCTTTTTCAACTTCATCCAATAGAACAACTGAGTAAGGCTTACGTTTTACACGCTCGGTTAACTGACCTCCCTCTTCGTAACCAACGTATCCTGGAGGAGCTCCCAATAATTTAGTAGCATTGAACTTTTCTCCATACTCTGACATGTCAATTCTGATCATTGCATCCTCTGAATCAAACATGAATTTAGAAAGTTGCTTTGCCAATTCAGTTTTACCTACTCCAGTTGGGCCTAAGAACATGAAAGCTCCGACCGGTCTCTTTTTGGATTTTAAGCCTGCTCTAGAGCGCTGAATTGCTTTAGTTAATTTAAGTACCGCTTCTGGTTGTCCAATGACTCTTGCTTCTAACCATTTTGCCATGCTTGCAAGTCTTTCCAACTCCGATCCGGTTAATC